AGATATTAAAACTGACGGAACAGATAAGTTCGTAGGTGGAGTGCTTATGGGTAAAAGCGATGCAGCAGGAAAAGCATTTTTCTCAGGTGCAACCAACGATGTCATAACTTTAAATGGTTCAACTAAAGGCGGAATAGTAGGAACAGTCATTAAAGTTACAGCAATAGGTGCAGCTAAGTACGCAGTAGAAGGTATTAACCTTGCATCTGGTACTGTAGTAACTCCATTTGCTGACGCTTAATTTTAGGAGTAAATAATGGCAGGTAGAATTGTAGGTTCTGATGTAAAAACAGCTACCAGCGTTAGCGCCGCTACAGGCGGTGCTGTATTACAAGGCGGCCGATCAAGATTAAGAGGATACATAATCGCAGGAGGATCTTCTGACGGTACTGTAACTTTTAGAGACGGCTCTGTTACTGGTACCACTCTTTTAATTGCTCCTTGTAATGCAAACGATACTGAAACTTTAAATATACCTGATTCAGGTGTTTTGTTTGAAAGCGGTATTCACGTTGTATTAAGTAATATAGATAGAGTAACTGTTTTTCATTCTTAACATCTTAACTTTGTAGTAGCATCCTTGTGGTGCTACTATATTAATTAATATGGCAACACGAAGGAAAGCAAAACCCATCCGAAGAACCACTAGAGGTAAGGGAGCTAATTACCGCCCTACGAAAAAAGGCGCTGGTATGACAGCAAAAGGTGTAAAAGCCTATCGTAAAGCCAATCCAGGATCTAAATTAAAAACTGCTGTAACAGGTAAAGTTAAAAAAGGGAGCAAAGCGGCTAAAAGACGTAAGTCTTATTGCGCTAGATCTCTTGGACAGCTTAAAAGAAGTTCAGCTAAAACTAGGAATGATCCTAACTCAAGAATACGTCAAGCAAGACGAAGGTGGAAGTGCTAATGGCAGGTAAAAAAGACGCTTGTTACAATAAAGTAAAATCAAGATATAAAGTATGGCCCTCTGCTTATGCAAGCGGAGCTTTAGTTAAATGCCGTAAAGTAGGTGCTAAAAACTGGGGCAATAAAAGCAGGGTTAAAAAAGCATCTGGTGGAGCCATTAGAGGTCAAGGTTGCATTATGAATAATAGAAAACGATAATGGCTGAAGAAGGTTTAAAAAAGTGGTTTTCACGCAATAAAGGCAAGGGTTGGATAGACTGTAAAACTGGCAAACCATGTGGTAGAAAGTCAGCTACAAAATCTAAAAGGCCATACCCTGCATGTAGGCCAACAAAGGCTCAATGCAATGCAGCGGCTAAAAAGAAAAAAGGACCAGATAGAATTAGCTGGCAAAAAAAGTCCACAGGAGGACCTATGAGTAAAAAATTTGGTATGGATGATGGCGTTCAAACTTCTTATGAAAAGAAAAGGAGCGCTGCTATTGAAAGAGCTATGTCTAAGCAAAACAGAATCAAGAAATCTAATGGTGGGTTTATTGCTAAAGGATGTGGTAAAGTAATGAACAATAAAAGAAAGGTAACAACCATAAGTTAGGAGTAAATACGACTAAGAAAAAAACTGTAAAAAAAGGTAAATAAAAATGGGAAAATACAAATCAAAAGGCAATAGCAAAATGAAGAAATCTAAAGGTGGAAGCATTATGAAAAAATCCAAAGGCGGATCTATGATGAAGAAGTCTAAGGGCGGATCTATGATGAAGAAATCCAAAGGTGGAGCTATGATGAAAAAGTCAAAAGGTGGAAACATTATGAAGAAATCTAAAGGCGGTTCAGTAGTAGCAGGAAATGCTAATAGAAGAAGAGCAAATATTAGTTAGTGGCATACTTATACAGTAATATACCCCATTTTAAATGTTGGGTAAGGAGAGAGTATACCCATAACCATGAGAGATATCATGGTGAATTTATACACGCTATGGCTATTGGCGTTACAACAATGCCAAACCGTTGTTTAAGTTTTCATGTAATTTTTACAGGTGAAGAAATTAATTGTGAAGATTGGAATGAAGGCAACATACATGGGGGTGCTATGTGGGCCAGAATGCCAATTACAGGTTTGGTTGCAGATACATTAGTTGATGATTTTGCAAAACCCATGCCTGTTCATGATGCTCAGCCCTGGGATTGTTCATCACATCATAATTCAGTATATGTAATGAATAGAGCAACGCCTTGTCCTTGGTTAGCAAAGATAGATGGTAAGATTTTTCCAGCAAGATATTATTTTACGGTTGATTATGCTGAAAGCGAAATAGCAGATGACCCAGCTCAACATAAAAGTAGTCATGTTTTAGAGCTTTTAGACGCTGGTGAGTGGACAGGAAATATAGTAGCACTACCAAACAATAGAGTTAGAGCAACACACCCTGCTTGGTTCGTTACAGGAGAAGGTGCGCCCGATTTCAAACCATCTCAACATATACATTATTCTAAATCTGATTTAGACTATACCTTAGATGTAAATCGAGTTTTCGATAATTTATATAACGAGGATTAATAATGGCTGATCTATCAGTTGCTCAAAAAAGAAAATTAATAAAAGAACTTAAAGGTGCTTCTAAGCTTCATGCAAAACAAGCGGCTCAAATAGAAAGATCTTTAAAAAAAACTAAAAAGAAAAAATAATGTCAGTTTCAGGCAGTACAGATTTTGAACCAAACGTAACAGAGTTTATTGAAGAAGCTTACGAGCGCTGTGGTCTTGAATTAAGAACAGGGTACGATCTAAAAACTGCCATAAGAAGTGTTAATTTAATGCTTGCAGAATGGGCTAACAGAGGTCTAAACCAATGGACAATAGAGCAAGACACTCAAACGGTTACTCAAGGAACAGCTGAATACACTTTAAATTCTAATGTAATAGATATTTTAGACGTTGTAGTTAGGAGAACGGTTAATAATGTCCAAACTGACATTTCTATCAGTAGAGTTGGTAGATCTGCATACTTAAATATACCAAACAAAGAAACTCAAGCTAGACCGTCTCAATACTTTTTGGATAAGACAATTTCTCCTGTTTTAAAAGTATGGCCAACCCCAGAAAATTCTACCGATATTTTAGTATTTAATAAAATTATTAGAATGGATGATGCAGATGTTGGAACTAATACTATGGATATGCCTTTTAGGTTTTATCCTTGTTTTGTTGCAGGTTTATCTTATTATTTATCTTTAAAAAAAGCTCCACAATTAACTCCTCAGTTAAAAGCTTTGTATGAAGAAGAATTTAGAAGAGCTGCTGATCAAGATGAAGATAGAGCTTCTTTTAAAATACGACCAAGTATTAGGATGAATTAAAATGGCATATGCGCTTGGTAAATTTGCTATAGCACTATGCGATAGATGTTCTTTTGAATTTAAGCTTAGTGAATTAAAAGAAGAGTGGACAGGTTTTAAGGTTTGCTCTGAATGTTATGAGCCAAAACATCCTCAATTAGAGCCAGAGCCTCATGTTTCAGATCCTGAAGCTTTATATAAACCAAGGCCAAACAACGATACAGAGGCTGGCGAAGGTTTTGTAGTAATTACCAGCTCTAGTATTTTTAAAGATGATTTTATGAATCCATCTACTTTACCTTCAAATTTTGCTGTATCAAAACTATCTGGTTTATTAGGAGGTGTTTTAATAAGTACAGATGGATCAGTAACACCTAGTCCTAGCCCAACACCTGCACCAACACCTAGTCCATCTGTTACAACTTATACAGTAACCGTTGCTAGTTATTTAGGATCTAATTATTATTATATAGATGGGTCTAGGGCGCCAACTCTTTCTTTAACAGAAGGACAAACTTACAAATTTGACCAGTCTGATAGTACAAATAACAATCATCCTTTAAGGATTTCAACTACTGCAAATGGAACTCATGCTGGTGGATCTGAATATACAACAGGAGTTACAACAAACGGCACCCCTGGATCTTCAGGAGCGTATACTCAGATAGAAGTTGCATCAGGAGCGCCTACGCTTTATTATTACTGTACTAATCACTCAGGTATGGGTGGTCAATTAAATACCTAATATGAGCAGCCCAACAACACTATCCGAATTAAAAACTTTAATACAAAATTACGTTCAAAATAGTGAAGCTACATTTGTTGCTACGCTTGATGATTTTATTCAAATAGCAGAAGACAGAATATTTGAGCTGGTTCAGTTTGATTATTTTAGAAGAAATGTTCAAGGATCTATGACAGCTGGCTCTAGATTTTTAACAGCACCAAATGATTTTGAATTGTCTTTTTCTCTTGCATGTATAGATAGTACAGGTAAATATTATTATCTTAATAAAAAACATCCGAGTTTTATGCAAGAATATACTCCAGATCCAACAGACTCAGGATCAAGAGGATTGCCCTTGTATTACGGAGACTTTGATAAAGATTTAAATACTGGAACAAAAGAATCAACTTTAATTATTGCTCCAGTCCCAGATCAAAATTATACAACTGAACTCCATTATTTATTTAAGCCTAATTCTTTAGTTACAGATACAACAGGCACTTGGATTTCAGAACATGCAAAAAATGCTTTATTATATGGTTCATTAGTTGAGGCTTATACTTTTATGAAAGGTGATGCTGATATGATGAATCTTTATGAAAAAAGATTTAATCTAGAAATTTTAAGATTAAAGAATCAAGCAGAGGCTAGAGGAAGAAGAGACGAATATCGTTACGATTCTTTACGAACTTCTGTTTCGTAAAAAAAGGAGAGAGAATGAAAAAAATTAAAAGCCTTAAAGGCAAAACTGTAGCTATTGTGGGTATGGGAAAAAGTTGGTTTGATTACAACCTAGCAAAATCTCATGGTACTCACTTTGATGAAGTGTGGGCTATCAACGCAGTAGCATCTGTAATCTATCATGATAGAGTATTTATGATGGATCCAGCATCTAGATTTTTAGATACTGATGATGCAGGCGGCCAAACCGATAGTATGTCTAAATTATTAACAGAACATAAAGGCCCTATTTATACTTGTGAATTAGATGATCGTTGTCCAGGTCTTAAAAATTACCCAATCAAAGAAATTGTAGAAGAAACAAGTTGTTTTTATTTAAATAATACGGTTGCCTATGCAATAGCTTTTGCTTATTGGAATGAGGTATCTAACTTAAAGTTATTTGGCGTAGATTTTTCTTACAAAGGTAATTTACATTTTGCAGAAGCAGGAAGAGCGTGTTGCGAATTTTGGTTATCAAAATGCGTATCTCAAGGCATACAAGTAGAAGTAGCTGCTAGTAGTGGTTTATTAGATACAGACGTGCCAGCAGAGCAAAAATTATACGGCTATCATAGGCTCGCAGATCCTTTGGTTGTTTTACAAAATGAAAGTTCTGTTCAGGTAAGAAAATTAAGTGATTTAGATGTAAAGAAAGTGCATCAAGAACCTATGATGATTGATAAGCATGACAGCCATCTTAAAAAAAATAAAGTAGGAGAGCCTAACAAATGGTAATGAGTTATAAAGCTGG